GGTTGGATCCGTGCCGCCAGTCCATGGGGTTTTCAATCCTATGGTCACAGTAGCAGGGCTGCATGGCGGGCGGCTTCTCGTGCGCTCGTTCAATGCGCCCTGAAGGGGCCATCCTGGTATCGGGGCTTGACAGTCACCTTGGAGAATCCAAAACCTCAGAGGTTTTCCGTTGATGGTTTCGTCAAGAAATTTGGTACCCGAGATCAACTGGACGACTTGACCTTTGGCGTAGAAAAGACGGCAGCCAAGTTCCAGAAGAAAAAAGAGGTGCCCAAGGCCAAGGGCACCGGCACCACCACGGTCTACGAGTACAGCGACGGCCAGATCCAGCACCGCAACCGCGAGAAGGCCAAGAAGGTCGAGAAGCTGCGGGGCAACCTGGATAAGCTGCGTGGTGCCGTCATCACGGACCTGAAGTCCAAAGACCCGAAGACCCGGTTGTGTGCCCTCGCTGTCGGCCTGATGAATGACACCTATGAGCGGGTCGGTAACGACGGTTCCGCCAAGGACGGTCACTTTGGGGTCACCGGCTGGAGGCCAGAGCACGTCAAGTTCTCGGGCGGCAAGGCGACCGTCACTTACGTCGGCAAGAGTGGCGTCAGCCAGAAGAAGACCACCACTGATGCTGGGTTGATCGGTGGGCTGAAGGAAGCCGTCAAGAACAAGTCGAAGGGCGACACCTTGTTCACCTACGACGGCGGTAGGGTGGATGCGTCTGCGGTCAACGCCTACCTCAAGCCCCATGGCATCACGGCGAAGGACATCCGGGGGCTACACGCCAACCGTGAAGTCCAAGACCGGCTGAAGGCCATTCGGGGCAAGGGCGGGAAGCTCCCCACCGATAAGAAGGAACGGGAGACGAAGCTCAAGGCCGAGTTCAAGCAGGCCATTGAGGAGGCAGCGAAGGAGGTCGGCCACGAAGCATCGACCCTCCGTAGCCAGTACCTCGTGCCGGGTCTCGAAGATGCCTTCATGCGGGACGGGACGGTCAAGGAGAAGCTGGACAAGCAGGGTGGCACGAAGTCCAAGACTGCCATCATCGACATCCACAATGCGTGGCCAGATGAGAACACCTATGGGGGGCTGGATTCCCACGTCGGGTTGTTCGCCTTCAAGGCTTTAACGAGTAGCCTGACAGCCTGTGAGTGGGCTTTGATCAACGACCTGAACCGCAGGGCTGGGGGTGAGGTCAGCATCACCCACAAGGGCGGTGAGTACACTTACCGGGGCTACCGGGTGGACCCCAGCGTGGTGACAGAACTTCAGGGTGGCGGCTACCTTGGGGATGAGGAGGGAGGGGGCTACATCGGCCTCTCTCGTGAGTTCCAGGGCAAGTGCCAGCTCTACCAGATGGCCACCCGCAAGCTCGCCGCTCGGTGGATCGTCGAGGGCACGAAGTCCAAGGCCGAGAAGGAAGATGAGGACATCGAAGGGCTGCACCACAAGAACCCCTCGAAGAAGCCTCCCCGCCATGACCTCCGCCGGAAGCGGATGCGTGAGGATGACCCCGATATCGAGGGGTTCGGTGCCGACAGCGACAAGGACTTGAGCAAGAACTTCAAGAAGCGGGCAGTCCGGTTGGCCTCTCGCTACATACGCAGCATTCTGGCCGCAGAAAAGCCACACGACAATGGGGATGTCTGGCAAGTGAAGGAAGGCCCTTCCAAGGGTTCCTGGGTGGGGATGAACCAGAACGGTGCCACCCACCCTTTCGGCAAGGACAAGGACAGCAAGGCCAAGGCTGAAGCCTTCGCCAAGGGCAAGACCGACGATGCCGATGAGGCCCAGGTGGACGCAGAGAAGGAAGAGGCCAAGGCCAAGGCCGAGAAGGAGAACGAGGTCAAGGCCGAGAGGAGGGAACTCTCCAAGGAGGTCATGGGCATCGTGGACCAGATGTTCAAGGACAAGGTGTTCTCCGAAGAGATGTCTATCGAACTGAAGAAGATGGCCAACAAGCCTGAGTTCTTCAGGAGCTACAAGTCCGAGATGGCGAGCCTGCGCAAGCAGATCGCGGGTGGCATCACCCCGTCTAACATGCGAAGTCTGTCCAAGGATCCTTTTAAGGGTCTGGATACTAACAACTCCGCAGATATGGCTGCCGCTCTGGTGGTGGCTAAGGCCCAGGAAGCCATCATCCTCAACCCCAGCTATCTCGGGGGTCATACCCTCTCTACGACTGCGCTGGATTCGGAGGCTCTGGTAGACCGGGCACAGGTGTCCTTGAACCTCTTTGGCGGTCTTGAGCCTGAGCAGCGGGTGAAGGTGGCGAAGAGGGCAGCACAGCAAGTTGCCGACCTGGAACCCGGCAGTCCTGAAGCCAAGGAACTGAACGCCATCATTGATGGCCTCCATCTGGCGGCCGTGATGAAGGATGAGAAGTTCGACACGAAAGGCACGGACGGGAAACTGCTTCGTGAGCCCCTGAACAAGAAACTGAGGATACTGGCGAAGAAGATGGCCGAGATGGGGAACACGAAGTTCCTCTTCCTCGACGATCCGACGAAGCTCTATCAGGCAGAAGGCCGGGAGGTCATTCGGGACGCCCTTGGCAAGCTGGACGACGACGAACTTGTCGAGATGTCGGCGGACATGCCCTGGGAGTCCTTGGCGAAGGCGTTGAAAGAGGGCAAGGAATCCGACCCGAAGATGGATCCCGAGGTGCAGGAGTACCTGCGAGAGATGATGCGGGACATGGGGTGCAACTCCATGTCCACCGTGCAGGGGGTGGCTGCGGCCATCACCAACGCGAAGAAGGACCCCACCACCACATCAGAGTCTTACGACAACGCCTACGACGACTTGCAGGAGGCTTCCAGAGAGGACATCGGGTCTGCTTGCGACAACTATTTGGCGGAATGCTCTGCTGAAGGGAAGTCGCCTGCGGAGTGCATAGGGGCTTCGGAATCCGTGCAGCGAGCCCAGATGGTGTCCACCGCAGAGGCAATCAAGGAGGCGGACCCGCAGCCGGATCCCCAGAACGTGGCAGTGGCCACCGCACTTAATATTGCTGACGGGCTGAGTCTGAAGTTGCTCTCGGACAAGACCCTTCGCCCAGAGAAGCCCCTTTCAGAGCAGAAGGCCGACTGGCTCAAGGAGGTCACGGATCCCAAGGAGCGCAAACGAGTACAAGAAATGTCGCCCGAAGAATTCCGGGCGATGCAGACAGCGGTATTGAGTGACGATGAAGAGGGCGGAATCCCTACCTGAATAATCTCGGGGCTGTTTGCATATCTTTCCTATATTTGAGCGGTACTAGCGAGGGGCCAACGTGTGCCCACGCCGCCCGCTCTCAATGAGGACACGGAGGACCCTAAAATGGCCAGAATCACCATGCAGGCTGCCGAGCACACCGGGAACGCCCTGGATGCCGCCGCTGATCTTGTTGCCAAGAATGCCGCATCCGCAGGCATCGACCCGAAGATTGCAGGAAAGTTCGCCTATCAGTGCGATCTCCTGAGCGACTACATGGCCAAGGCCGCTGGCATCAATCTCGCTAAGCTGGCCGCTTCCCGTATGGCAGATGAGGACCCCTCGCAGATCGGTGAGGAGAAGTCCGGCCCGAAGGAGCAGGAAGGCGACGAGCCTTTCATGTCTCACGAGTTCACGCAGCAGGAGAACCGGGAGCTTCGCGAGAAGGTCCAGAACAAGGAACTCGGTTCTGACAGGATCAGTCCTGAGCAGCAGACTCCCAGGCCCGGCGTGCAGGCAGCTCTGGCCAACGGTACGAAGCTCGCTGCACTCTTCCTCGACGTGAACTCGGCGGCCACTCGTTGTGCTTCCAGCGACAACGAGGACGTTAAGGCTCTTGGTAAGAAGTTGGCTGCCGCTGGCATCAGCGTGCTCGCCTTCCAGACCCGTCTGCTCGAAGGCAGTGAGTCCCATGAGCGTATCGCCATGGTGACTCGTGCAGCCGCCCACGTCCTGCCGCATGTCGCAAAGGACGTTCCCGTGGCCGCTGCTGGGAAGCTGGCCCGTATGGTGGACATCTTTGCGGGAGTCACTTCGGCGGTCTAATGGGCCTCTTGCATAGGAGGTTTCCCGTGAGGACACCGCATCAAGCTACCGTGTACGTTGATTACCAGCAGAGGGCTCGTGAGTTCTCTGTCGGTGATATGGCATATCCTCTTGCCGGGGCGGCAACTGACGAGTCCCAAGCGGGTCGTGTGGTAGCCGTGTTTCCTGGCATCGGACAAGTGGATATCGAGTTCCCTTGGGGCTCTGGCCGTTACCCAGTTGAAGACGTGCAACGAGTGACAGACATCGTTACTAAGGCTCCCGATCCCGACCACACCACCGTCCCTGGCGGGGTGGGCACAGTCGGTATTCCCGGTGGTCCCGTGGAGAAGAGGGCTGCTCTGGCCATCGACCGGGTGGCCAGTGCTTTCATCAAGTCTGCTGTCTACTGGGCAGGCAAGGACCGAAGTTACCGGGCAACCAGGGCGGAGGCCGAATCCAACAAGTTCAGGTGTCCAAGGTGTCGCGTAGAGAATGGGTCCGACCCCATCTACCTTCGTCCCGTTAACTACAAGCGGGAAGATGGCCAAAGCCACCAGCTCTTCGGTTGTCCCGCCTGCATGTTCCTCATTAAGAGGGACCGGATTCAAGGTCTTCAACAAGACCTCGGTGACGATGGCCCACAGGACGGTACACAGAGCAACTGGGATGGTGTGATGGAACAGGGTTTCAACTCTGTTCGTAACGTGCAGGGCCATTCGAGAACAGCAGACAAGGGCATTCACCAGAAGCAGTATGAGAGGGCTGGGCAGCTCTCACGGGTGGACCCGTCCATCGCTAATGTTATGGTCGAGTCGGGCTCAAGGGAAGACAAGATTTCGGTCTCCAAGACTTCGATGTCGGCTTCTAGTTTGAAGCCGTCTCAAACGACCATGGTGTTGCCGAAGTCCTTGGGTATGGCTCTGCTCATGCTCAAGAAGAACCAGATTGGCGGAGACCTTGGAGCCCTGGTTTCTTCCGACAAGTACATCATGGACGGCCATCATCGTTGGTCCGCTGCTGTTCTTGCCGGTGGTTCTTCAGCTCAGGTTGGTGGCTACGTCGCCAAGCTGCCCGGTGAGAAACTTGTCCGCGTGCTGAACCTGCTCACCAAGGGCGAGTTCAAAGTCGGTCAGGGCAATGCCGGGTCGGGGAACCTTGGGGACTACACATCCGCCAAGGTCCGAAAGATGATGACGGAGTTCACCGAGAAGGGCATTCCTGGCAAGTTCCCGTGGTCGGCAGATGATGTCAAATCCACGTTGGAGAACGCTTTTGGATCGGTGGATGACGGGATCAAGCAGATTTCGGACAACGCCAAGTTGGTCTCCAAGAAGGTTCCCTCATGGGCACCTCCTCGCTCCGACATGCCGGTCATCGATCCAGCTCAGGTCCCCAAGGCGGTCAAGAAACTTCAGGACGGGGATGTTGATTGGCACAAGCCCTACAAGCGGGCCGCCACCCGAGATTGGGATGATGATTCTATCACCAACTGGCATCACCAGATTCTACGGGCGGTGCGGGAGTTGATGCCCATCAGAACGAAGGGTGAAGAAGCTGCCGCTCGCTTGAAGGAACTGAAGGTAGAGTGGAACGACGTGACCCGGGAAATCAAGAAGAGGGGCCTGAAGGTTTACGGCCCATCCTCTCTCCGGTTTAGCAGTGTGGTGGAGGGGGGTTGACATGGCGATGGAACGGTTTGCCAGGGCTGCCATCACTACCCCGCACGTCGGGAACAAGGGTTGGTCAAAGATCCGTAAGGCTGCTCAGGCCGATGCTACGGCAGAGGTCAGCGAGAACCTGATCGACCGGGCTTCGACTATCTTTGGCAATCCGTTCAACCCGTCCGAGTACCTGCTCACCCACGCGACCATCGTAGCGTCAGTGGATACGATCACGCCCCCCAACACCAAGCTCGGCAAGGTGATGGAGGGTGGCTTCCGGGTTAACCGGAAGTTCGGGAACTACCGGATCAAGCTCGGCACCGAAAAGTACATCAACAACAACAACGACTGCTGGGACAGGGACGTGCTCCTCAAGAGCTTCCGAACCTTCATCGGTGGTCACAACTTCGTTGAGCACGTTCAGATCGAAGAACTGTCGAAGGGTCGCATCATCGACGCCGTGGCCCGAGATATAGGGGACTCCGTGTATGTGGATATCCTCATCGCGACTGACCGGAAGCACACCGATCTGGTGGCTGCTATCGAGTCGGGCAAGATGAGCACGATGTCCATGGGCTGCACGGTTGATGGAACCATCTGCACCAAGTGCGGGCACTGGGCCGCCGACGACACCGAGATGTGCGACCACATCAAGTACGAGAAGGGCAACACCTTCTTCGACGATCAGGGCCGCCAGCACAAGGTAGCTGAGTTGTGTGGCCACGACAGCATCGACCCGACTGGCGGTGTGCAGTTCATCGAAGGTTCTTGGGTCGGCACTCCGGCATTCACGGGGGCTGTCCTACGGAACGTCATTGCTTTGCATGGTACGGATGGGCTAGGTAAGGCGGCTTCCGCCATGCTCCAGACTCCACCTGACCAGTGGACTAAGGGTCAACGTCGTAAGGCGGCATCCCTCGCCTTCGGCAGTAATGACCAGTTCATGGCCGGGTGGGATGATGATGCTGATGATGATGAGGGTGAGTCTGAGGCTCCGACTGAAGAGAAGCCCAAAGACCCCTTCGAGGATGTCGAGAACGAGCTGACCGACCACATGCGTGATCGGGTCAAGAAGAAGCTCAAGAAGGACATGGATCAGAAGGACCAGGACGAAGCCCTGAGCCCCGAAGATTCGTCCAGTGCTCCGAACGACAACCTCGTGAAGCAGAGCCAGATTTATGGCTCCACTGTCGCATTCATTTGCCGGACGGCATCTAGCGATGTTGATCTGGTAGATAAGGTGGCCCAACTTGATGCCATGTATGGCCATGCTGCTTCGGTGTCAATGTACCGAGCGGCTGTCCGTCTCGGTTCCTTTACGGGCTACGGTTCAATCAATCTGTTTTCTCGGGCTTGTCAGGCGACCCTCGGTCGTAAGCCCATTTTAGCCGAGGCAAAGACTTTGATCAGGCTCGGCAAGCTCATCTCGCGGCGAGGCCAGGATCGCAGTGAGACTCAAGAACACTCCCTGGCAGTCGCCAAGGCGAAGGAGTAAATGCGATGAGTAAGCGTCAACGCATGACATGGGCGGCCCTCCGTGGGGCGGCTGCTGCACCAGCAATTCCCGGTTACGGTGTCGAAGACCAGGATCACCCCGCGCACACCCAGGAAGATCCGGGTGCTCACGATTATGAGAACGGTGACACCTCATCGTGGGCCGAGGATGTCCACCCCGGTCCTCTCACGAATTCCGGCCCGCCTGCGATCCCCGGCTACGGCGTCGAAGACCAGGATCACCCTGCCCACCAGCGGCAGGCCAGCATCATGGAGCTGGTGCGACGCAAGTCCGCCAAGGCTCTCGTTCTCGCCAAGGCCACCCTCGGTAAGACGGCTTCCTGGGACAACATCGAAGAGCAGGCTTATGGTTACATGAGCATGGACGACAGTGCCCTTGATGCTTCCATCGAGCGTCTGGGCGGCGACTTCCTCGGTTTCGAGGATGAGCTGGACGACGACGATGGTATGGACATGCTGGGCATGGACGACCTCGACGACGACTTCGATGACGACGATGGCATGGACATGCTGGGCATGGACGACCTCGACGACGACTTCGATGACGACGATGGTATGGACATGCTGGGCATGGACGACCTCGATGACGACATCGACGACAACCCCATGATGGCTCGCCTCATGGCGATGGAGACCGAGGTCCACGCCCTGCGTGCCGCCGCTGGTCAGAACGACCCCGATGGCAAGACCCTTGGGACCAACGGCAAGTCCGAGGACGAAGAAAAGAAGGAAGAGGACGCCGCCAACAAGGAAGCAGCAATGCCCTTCATGGCGATGTTCGACACCTACGACAGTGACGGCGACGGCTTCGTCACCGCCGAGGACTGGGGCGGTCCCCGCGCCATGTTCGCCTCCATCGACACCGACGGTGATGGCATCATCGCCCGCCACGAGGTCATGGCGGGCTGTGAGAAGCTGCCCGAAGGCAAGATGCGGGACAACTGCGAGAAGAAGAAGGAAGAAGACGGCGGCGACGAGAAGGCCGAGAAGAAGGCGTTCGGTGAGTTCGCTGACGACCTCGACGACCTTGACGACTTCGACGACGACGAGATGGATATGCTTCAGGCCATGGACATGGACATGGACATGGACATGGACATGGATGATGACGATGCCATGCTCGGTTGCGGCAGCGACGTGATGGCGTCCAAGAAGTCCGACGAGGACACCGACGCCGACGAGGACAAGGACAAGGACGAGGACAAGGACGACGACGACGACGAAGAGGAGAAGGACGACAAGGGTTCTGACAAGGAAGCCTCCGGTGACACTCAGTTCTTCGCGACCGGCTTCGACCCCATGGGTCTGGGCGACGGTACTGAGATGTCCGACATGGACGATGCGGCTTTGCGTAGCGTCTTCGGTTCCGACGACGAAGATGAAGACGAAGACAAGGGTTCCGACAAGGAAGCCAGCCTCGCCGCCATCCTCAATCCGCAGCCCCGAAAGGCGAGCACGGGCGTCAAGTCCATCGGCAAGGTCGCCAAGCAGGCTTCGAGCGGTGGTAGCGAGATCAACGAGCTGTCTAGCCTCTGGGCCTCTGACCCGGACGTGAGCGGTTCTTTCTCCTGAGCCCATCCCCCGACCCAAACCCCTTCCAATAGGGGTTTGGGTACTACCCCTGCCAGTATCTTCTCTCCCTTTTTCAATATCTATTTGATAACGCTCACATAATGAGTGAAGGGCCTGCCGGATCCATTCTGGTGACGGGGGCCGGGCCGAACTGACCTACGGGTGAGGGCGGTCGCCAGAACCCAACCCCTGTGAACAGGGAGTAGGAGGACTCAAATGCCTCTGCTCGGACAGGCAAGTGGCGGATGGACGGAATCCAGCAGCGCGTTGCGCATCCTGAATCTCGGGATTGCCAACTCCATCGGCGTGCTGACGGATGACTCGTTCACCCAGACCAACCCCCCCATCGTGACCGGCGCAACGACGGTCACAGCCCAGGTCAACCAGACGCTTTCGGGCGTTCTGAGTGGCTCGGTCTGTTTCGCTCGTGGCGACGCGGGCGGCGGGACCAACTTCATCGGCGGCCCGGCTGCCCTTGGCACGAACAACGTCAACATTCTCGGAGTCTTCATCAACTCCGCGAATGGCAATGCGTTTGAGAACACGCCCGGTACGGCGTCCGGCAAGGGGCCTTACGTCTCCGGCCAGGGCACGTTCGGCAACACGCTGTTCGAGGACAAGGTGCTGACGGCTGGTAACCAGGGCAACGCCCTGACGGCGTACAATGTCGGTCAGGCCCTCTTCGCTAGTCACAACGGTTACCTGACCAACATGATCGACGCTGACTACGCTGCGTCCTCCGTGGAGCAGTTGTGGGAGAACGCAATTGACTGCACGGCTCTCTTCAGCGCCATCGGTGTCGCACCTGTCGGCACACTGACGGGTCAGATGAATCTTCCTACTGTCATCGGCATCGTCAAGATGGTCCCCGATGCAACCCAGGGCGATCTGGTCTACGACCAGCGCATCTGACGGAGTACCACGATGAGTGCCACCAACGCTGTGAAGCAGAAGATCATCGGAGAGTACATTCGTACTCCGCAGGGCCGCGCCAAGCTCGCTGCCTCGATGACCCAGCCCCTCCGTACTCGGCGTGACTACGCTGCGGTCGGCCGCAAGACCTTCTTGGTCGAGCAGCTTCCCGACGGCGCGCTGCCGATCTACGACAAGGACCCCGATGTGACGGCTTACGTCGTGGGTGAGGAAGGTCAGAACATCCTCGCCGTGACCAAGCCCAGGCGTGTGATCTTCCCGCTGTTCGAGATCGCCTCGAACCCCGAGATCCCGCTGACCCAGATCAAGGAGCGTCGCTTCGACCTGATCGAGCGTTCCCAGGATCTCGGTCGCGTCCAGATCCAGGCCGCTGAAGACGAGCGCGTCTTCGCCGTCCTCGACTCCGTCGCCACCGCTGGTTTCGACTCCCTGCCGGGTCAGCTCAACGCCGACATCCCCGTCATCGCCCCGATCTCCGGTGCGGTGCTGGCCGATGCGTTCGCCCTGATCGAGCGTCACGACCTCCGCGTCGCCCGTATCTACATGAACGCCCGTGACTACGCGGACATCCGCAAGTTCGGTCGCGACATCCTCGACATCGAGTCCCAGGCTACCCTGCTGAAGACTGGTCTCCAGGGCGTCATCTACGGCGCGAACGTCGTCACCAGCCGCCTCGTGCCCAACGGCACGGTGTACCTCTGTTGCGAACCTGAAATGTTTGGCCGCATCCCGGTGCGTACCGAACTGACGGTTCTCTCCGCAGACGATCCCAAGCGTCGCATGATCGGCTTCTCGATCTTCGAGAACCTGGGTCTCGGAGCGTACAACCCACGCGGTCTCGCCCGGCTCACCGTCACCCGTTAACCCGTGTGGCAATAGGGGTTTACCCGAACCCCTGAGCAAAAAGCCTCCGTGAAAACGGGGGCTTTTTCTATGCCTCAATCCGGCCAATACAGCGGTCACATCAACACACCTAAACGGTGCTTGACAGTGTGGTATGGGGGCTGTATATCTGTGTTAGGAGGTGGGTTATGGTGGACGGACTGGATGCGGGTGTGCTTCGTCGTTTGTATCTGGATGAGGACCGGACAGAGACTCAGATTGCGGAAATGTTTGGTACCTATCAGGTGAAGGTGGGCCGTCTTCGTCGTAAGTGGGGTATCCCTACCAGAACCAAAACAGAGCGGGTTTCCGGCGTCCTTCCGAATCCAACATCTCAGCAAGCAGGCATCCTTGTGGGTTCTCTTCTGGGAGACGGGTGGATGAGGGCAACGAGTGACCTCGCGGCGGGATTTGGTGAGGGTCACTGTTTGAAGCAGAGGGCGTATACGGATTGGAAGGCTGACATCATGGAACCCTTCACCTCTTCTCGCCATTCGGGGGTCAAGGTGGACCATCAGACAGGGCGTACCTTCCACAGTTGGTCTTTTTCCACAACGTGTTGTTCCCAACTGCGGCCTTTCTACGATGCGTTCTACCCACCTCCATCACGAAAACGGATGTTCCCATCTAACCTTCCTGATCTGATGACGCCATTCATCCTGGCCGTTTGGTACATGGATGACGGGAATCTCGGGACGGGATCCCACCCGCGTATTGCTTTTGGATTGGATGACCTGAGCTTGAAACGCGGGTTGTCGGCTCTACGGGCTCTTGGGCTGAAGCCCAAGGTTTATGGGGAGGGTTCCAATCGGGCTATCCACTTCCCCAAGCAGAGGATGAAGTTCCGTGCGCTCATTGAACCCCATGTCATCCCCTGCATGGCTTACAAGATCCCGTCAGAGACGGAGCGTATGCGGGGAGACCGGAACGCCCGAGATTTGACGGCACCAAAAGCGAAGACTTTGTATGACGGGGGCATGTCGGTGGCTCAGATTTCCAAGGCTTTCGGAGTGGGGGATTCGACCGTCAAGAGGAGGCTTCAGGCGGCGGGTACCACGATGCGGAAGTCTGGCCCCAAGAAGAATGGGCATCAAGTGGAGAGTGCGAGCATTCTTCTTAGCGCCCCAGAGCCTTTGTCCGCTGATGATGTTTTCCGGGTGCTGCGGGGAACCCCTTTTCCTGTGGCCCCTCCCTACAACCATGACGACGCTTTGAAGGCTTTTCAGAAGGTGCGGTATGCCCCCATGAACACCGATGGTGGTCTTGTGGGTCCTGTTCGTTCAGTCGGATCAGCTTGTTGTTCGTCTTTTTTCCCTAACCGTTATTCTGCCCGTTCACGGTGGTCGAAGCACTCTGCTTTTGAGGCATGGCATGACGAAAAGGAGTTGCGGAAGGCTATCCGGTTCCAGCTCAAGGTTGGTGACCCTGTAGTACCTGCCAGGGTGCTCAAGGCCATCACCATGAACTGTCGAACTCCATCGGTGTTCCGCCCTACGGTGGCGCGGCTCATTTACGAGACCTTCTGCAAGCCTGGGGATCGGGTGTGGGATCCATGTTCCGGGTATGGGGGGCGATTGATGGGGGCTGCGGCGGTTGGGGTGCAGTATGTCGGGACTGACGTGGAGCTTGCGACTGTTGAGGGGAACCGGAGGCTGGCCGAGGCACTGGGGTATTCTTGTGAGATGCACTGCATCCCAGCCCAAGACTTTGTGCCTCCCCCTGTGCAACTCGTGTTCACGTCACCACCCTATTTTGACCAAGAACAATACGCGGGCGGTCAGCAGTCATGGCGGGATTTTGAGACTTTCGGGGCTTGGGTAGAGGGGTTTCTGCGGCCTTTGGTGCGGAAGGCTGCGTCAGCTCTCACGGAAGGGGGGCACCTTATCCTGAACGTGGCGGACATTCGGAATCGCAAAGGGGGGGTGTTCCCCCTGGTTGCCCGTACTCAAGAAGTAGCTCTTGAAGAAGGATTCCATTTGGAAGCCCGGTGGGAGATGAAACTCCCTAACTTGAACCGCAAGAAGACGGAGCCGATCCTGGTCTTTGGCCTCGACAATCAGCAGGCGACTTCAAGAATGGGGGGTTCATCACCCTCGGAAACCGGGTAATCTAGGTAGATGAATTCAGAGGTTGTAGATGAAGATCGGGATGGATCAGGAGGTACTGGCTCTGGGAATCGAGAGACTAGATTTCAGCCGACTACAAACCCACCGTAGGCTCCCCTTGGGGATGCTCGGTGGGTTTTGTCGTTTAAGAACCCCTCATCTTAGTTTTCTACCCCTACTCCGATAGACCCTGCATCACTCTTGGGTACTAGGTAGACCAGAGGGAACAGCGGAGTCGGGATGACCATCCGAGACCACCATGTGAACTGTGAGGTATTCGTACCCCCCGAATTGGCGTTTGGCGTGTTCGCTAATGCCTTCCGAGTGGTCGATACGGATGATGGTCGTTGTCGGTTGGAGTTCCTGGTTTACTCCGAGACAGGTCATCAGGCGAAAGTGGTCAGCAAGGTGCCTGTTCGCAAGTCTTTCTTGCCGGTGATCAGAGACCGCATCCTGACCTGTTTGAAAACCCTGTGATCAGGAAAACAAAATGAGGGGTAAAGTTTGCGAGTATCCAACCCCCTGATGGGGTCAGCATCTCCAGACGGAGGATCGTGTAGATGAGCAGAGCATTCAAGCGTGGGACTTTTTACGCCTTCCGGGCAACGAACAAGATCCACCTCGGTAAGTACGAGACCGACATCTTGGCGAACGATGAGTTTGACTACGATGGCCATGTGGTTCGTTATGCCGGGATGGAGTACGCCGTCCCTCAACTCCGGGGGCTGATGGGTGATTGGTTCGTGCCTATTGCTGACACGACGACCCGCTACAAGTCGAAGCCCGCTGGGGTCAAGGTCAGTCACGCGACCCCGGAAGCTCGTGAGCGTGGTGACGAATTCACCATGGAAGAGGCATCAGAGGAGGAAGCTGTCGTCGGAACGATGACAGAGCAGACCGCTCTTCGTAAGGCGGCTGCAAACGGCGACCATGACCGTCTGGCTGAGATTCGGGCACAGCGGCAGCAGCGCAAGGCGGACATCGGCATCGGCACCGTGCCCATCGACTCGAACCCGAACGCCCCGCCTCCGCAGAATGCTGCCGATGTGGACGCCGAGGTCGAAGCGGCTCTCATGGACCGTGTGCAGCAGACTTTCATCCAGGCCCAGCCTGCCCACTCTGCGGGACAGCAGCAGGCGGTCATCTCGGGTTCCGAGGCCAACAAGGTGGCAGAGGCCAACGTCATCAATCAGGCTCGCATCGCCGCCATGGCTGAGCACTTGGAACAGGTAGACCCCCGCAAGACCCGCGAAGAGATGGGTGGCCAGCGGCACAGCGAGGCGTCTTCGGGTGGCCGTGCTGTCCGGGGTGGCAGGTTCCAGGTGGTCGAGCAGGACGACGGACAGGTCGTCGGCAAGTACAACTTCTCTGCCGGTGCCGCTGTCGGTCGTGAGGGTGAGACCGCTGATACGGTCAAAGCCGTCAACGTCGCTACGACAGGTGGCAACCTTCCGGTGCAGGCAGGTCGTGCTGTAGCTTCGACCCCCAAGCGAGGCAAGACGGGTGCTCAGGTCATCAATGACCCGGCGACTTTGCACGAGCCCCAGGCTGTCCGTGCCGTGTCCACCACACAGGTGCCCCGAGAGGGCAACGTCGGTATCGACGAGATCCGCCCTGGTGGTGCTACGGGCGACGTGGACGTGACCATGACCGGGGATGACCTGGAGTCCTTGTTGCCAGGGGCAGCGGTCGCCGGTCGTGTCGTCCAGAAGAGGCCGCCACCCCCGGTCATGTCCGAGGATGAAGAGATCACTGAGATCGTCGATGGCTGGAGCACCAAGCGGAACTGGCAGAAGCGGGTGCAGGAAGCTGTGGAATTCTACGGCGACTGGCCTGAGCTTCTGGATGCCATCTGTGCCATCGAGTCCCCCAAGGTTGCAGAGCAGATCCGCAAGCGTCTCGCCAACTGACTCCTTTCGCTGATCTCCCTATGAGGGCCAACTGGTAGGAGGCCAATGCCTGCCAGGAGGACCTCGTGCCCCACAAAACCGCTAGTAGTCAGGCTTCCTGGGCTCTCATCACTGAGGGGGTCGCAGGAGCCCGTGTGGAGGCACATCGGCTCAAGCACATCATCAATCGTGCGATGAAGCTCATCGAACAGTCAGAGCACAGGGAACACATCCACCAAGTTGCTGGGGATCTCATTCTTGGGGCACCCCGTCGGTTGGAGAAATTGGAGATTGACCTGGACCGCACATCTTTGGCCCTTGCCAAGATGGGCCAGACATTCCTCGAAGCCCGGCTCCCCCTGCACGATAAGACCGAGGTAGATGAGGCGACTACACCGGCTTTCGGTGGGGGCGGTCATCGCTATGGTGCAGAGGAACGGTTGGCAATCCGGTATCTTCAGGATTTTTTGCAAGATGGGGATGCCTGATGAAGCGTCTCGAAGCTGATCTCAACCCGTCCCTTGGGTGGCGTGGCGGTCCTTGCAGGGTGGTCGAGCGCATCGAAACGGAGGTGCGTAGCCCACGGATGCGCGATCTTCTGATCGAGAAGGTTGAGCACGGTGAGAAGTTGACGAACCCCGAGGCTGCCAAAATCTACTCTATAGAGATGGACAAGGGCGGCGGGTTTTTCAAGGCTATCAAGATCACCTCCCATGCTCAGTACCGTATGGACCAGCGTGGCATCACGGTTGGCGATCTGCGGGTTTCTCTGGCCAACTACAGCAAGCAGCTCCTCAAGTGGAAGAATCAGCAGGCTTGGGAGTGGGCCGACTTTTCACAGCAGACTATGCGTCGCAGTCCTGTTGAGTGGCTGGACAAGAAATTGGGTGGTCTGGAGATCATCCTTGTCAATGAGCGTGGCACAGCGGTCATCATTTCGACTTACTGGAAGGGGATCTCTGATCCTCGCCCCAAGACTTGTCCTGTTCGTTCTCGACAAGCGGCGGTGACTGTCGAGGAGATGAGCGGGTACAGAACCTTCGTGAAGGACCCCACGCCTACGAAGTCGGACACTGGGGACACGAGTAAGGACAACGGTAAGTATCCTACCCGTGCTCTACCGTCCCCGCCTTGGTCTCGTAGCAAGCCCACCAAGGGGCCTACCGTCTTGAACGGGCCGGGTGAGTCCGGTTCTGACTCCAGCGGGACGGTCCACAAGGACAAGGTTCGGACCAAGGGTGTGCCCGGGGGCCAGTACCCTGGCGGTAAGACTCACCCTGATACCCCGTACAACAACACGGGCATCACGCCAAATCGGCGTCCAGGGATGACGGCTGACGGCGACTCCCTGCTTGAAGATGGCTGGGACTACGAAGAAGACGGCGACATGAGCGTCGAGGCAGGGATGTACCCGCCTGCCTATCCTGGTGCGAAGCGTCAACGTGCTCAGAAGGGCAAAGCAAAGCTCTACTTCCACAAGCGGTACATGCGGACCCGTGGCAAGGCAAAGGTTCGACAGAACCGACGGCACAAGCGGCTCAAGAATAATGGCCGTTACAAGGCTGATCGTGAGCGTCGTGAGAAGAGGCCAGAGCGGTTCGAGCGTCGTCCTGGCGGTGGTGCTGTCAGCATTGCTCAAAGAAGCCAGAAGCAACGCGACAAGAAGAAGGACACGCCCGAGAAGAGCCGTCAGGATAATCGGACGAAGAAGGCTTCCTTGCCGATCCCGTTCTACCACTACCCCACTGAGATGTGGGGTGACATCATCGAGGTGAGCCCTTGTGGGTTTATCCACTTCGAGCTGGATGATGACGGTCGGGGTGTGGCCGAGTTTGATACCTTCTTTGACGAGGTGGTCATTGACGAAGACCGTCTCGACGAGCTGTTCGAGCACATGGATGAGGTGTTTGAATTCTCCGATGGTGATGATCGTGACCTTGGCATTCCTGATGATGACGATGATTCCATTTTTGAATCGTGGGTCATGGGTCGGTTGCCCAAGGTGGCTTATGCGGGCTTCCGACTGAGGCGTCGCCCGGAGAATAGGCGTCACAAGCAACGGGGCGAGGATAAGGCCAAGGCGAAGCAGCGGTACAAGCGGAACAGGATGAAGTCGAAGGTCCAGTCCCGCAAGCGGTACAAGCGGCTGAAGAAGAATCCTCAGTTCAAGAAGCAGCAGGCAGTTCGTCGCAAGCATCCAGAGCGGTTCAAGATGCGGATGGGCGAGGTGTTGACGGCTCCTGAGATTGCCTTCGTGCTGGAGTTGGACGGGCGGTTGGTGCTGGCTTACGTCCGCAACATCAGCGGGATGACCGGATTGGTTTCTTTCTACACGGTCGAGCCCAACCGTCGGATGTTGCAGTCCATGCCGGTCAGGGTGCTCCTCTCCATGGCGACGTTCCTTTCCGTAGAGGATGAGGACGCCATGTACGAGCTGATCGACGCCGAGGTGGGTGTCGAGGCATATGGCGGCCCTGAAGAACTCGACCAGAACTTGGTGAACCTCTACACCATCGAGTCCGAGTTCGCTCATATGCGGGAGAAGCGGGATGGGGTCGATGAGTACGACCACCTTCTGCGTGACCCAACCGACGATGACTTCTACTACGGGGCGGTCGTCAAGCTCGCCAACGAGGTCATAGCCGATTTCTTGCGTGAGCAACGGCCACCGCAGATGGATCCAAACACCGTCTACGACCGTGCCAACGACCACAACAAGCGGCAACGCCATGACCGTCTCCCGGGTACGCCCGGCCTCAATGGGCCTCACGAGAAGGAAGTTCACGACTCGAATCCAGGTAGTCGGGTCTATCCGAGCGGCAAGGATCATGTCGAGAAGAGTGCTGCAAGGGCCATCTACCTTCCGAAGCCGAGGATTCGGAAGGTGTCGAAGGAACTTGTCACTCTCCTGCTGCGTCGTGTCAAAAACGATGACAGCCCCGTGGGCAACGTCAAGAGTCTGGTCAGGACGGCCATCAATCTGACCCGTGCCGACGGGGAGGAGATGGTGGTGGCCATCATCGTCCGGTCTGGTGTTGGCCGGGGGAAGCGTCAAGGCTTCGTGTCCAGCGGTGGTGCCGGTGTGCTCAAGAGCACAGGCCAGCCCCTTGCTTTGGTCCAGTTCGATGGGCGTTATACAGGAGGGGATGTCCACCTGTCGGTGAGCGGGTCCACTGCCTTAGAGGACATGATCTTCGGTGTCTTGATCCACGAGTTCACGCACGTCGCAGACCCCAGTTTGGTGCCGTCCACAAAGGGTGGCGAGGTCCAGTCACCTGATGACTGGGACGCTTACCACAACAACCCGAGTGAGGTGAGGGCGTACCTGCAAAACATCGTTGACGAGTTGCAGCGGTGGTTCCAAACCTGGGACAAGAAAGAGAAGGTCTTTGGGCGAAATGCCCTCCGATATGCCCTGAAATCCAGCCGTACTTGGAAAGATGTCGAGAAGGATCTCAATCCGAAGAACCGCAAGTACATCATGAAGGCGGTTTGGACTGCGCTTCAGGATTTCCAGGCCGATGCGTCCATGGCGAGGAATGCGGCCCTCATCGGAGAGATCCGTGAGGGGTGCAGCCCGGACATCCAGAATCGCAGTGAGGGCCTGAAGGTCAAGCTGGCCAGGGTGGATGCGAAGAATGCCGTCTGGCTGTTCAACGTCGAGGGGTCGAAGAAGCCCTACCGGGTGAAGATGAAGGCGACCCGCAAGGGCAACATCCGGTCCCTCCAAAAGACGCACGTCAAGGTGAGCTGTTCTTGCCCGTTTTGGCAGTGGCAGGGGCCGGAGTTCCACGCCAAGCAGGGCGATTACCTGTACGGCAAGGCACAGGGGTCAGCATCCAAGCCTGACGTGAAGGACCCCAATGGCCAGCACCGGGCGTGCAAGCATGTGCTGGCGGTGTTGGATTTCGTGACCAGCCGGGATTGGCAGGTGCCCAAGCCCAAGCGGCTGGCGGCCCGGTATCTAGTTGATAGCATTCGCTTAGGTGAAGTGGTTGTAGAATCCCCAGAGTTCATTATGCGCAGCCGTAAGCTCGCAGCACGGTATCTTGCATCCATGGAGGTGCCTGATGCCTGACTACGCCTTTTCGTGCAGCAATGATGAATGTGGCACAGGGTTTTTCGTGACCTTGCCCATAGCGAACCGGAACGAGCCCCAGGAATGCCCGGATTGCGGAGCCCCAGCCGATAAGAAGATTGCCCCCGGAGTGGGTGGTGTCCTTCGAGGCGACGTGTGGCCCGGTAAGAATATCCGAGTGAAGAAGCAGATGGCGGAGAGGCGAGCCCGTGTTGGTCAGCGGGAGAACCAGCTCAAGATGGATGGTCCTCAGTTCGAGCTTGCTCCCAACGTCGAAGGTGAGCGAGTAGGCTCTTGGTCGGAGGCCGGGAAGTTGGCGGCCAGCAAGGGCAAGGACACCCGCGAGTATGAGAAGCGGGCTCACAAGGCGAAGCAGCGAGGTAACAGGGCATGAGTTCCCCGTTCCACACATATGCCGGGTTAGTCCAGCGTGCGACGCATCTCGTTCACGTCTTTCTGCACAACAGCCCTGATGTGGTTGGTTACCAGTTCTGGGGCCACCGCACGGTGGATGACGCCTACGGCAATCCGCTCAACAGCGGTGTTGGTGGTGCAGGCCCCGTGGCGATGTTCCAGGTGCCTCGTGGTCAGAGCTACCGTTCGGATACCCTCCGTCGGAAGGGCCTCGGTCTCGTCGAGGAGAACAGGCGGGGAACGACGCACGCTCTCTACGACGTAGATGACTTCCTCGCCCCTGCCGTGGGTGGTTCACCCATCCCGCATGATGGTGGATGGATGTTCTTGCGGGCGCAGGAACAGCGTAACGCCGGTTTGCTTCAGGATATCGGTGTGGCCGAGACGACAATCACTTTGACGGGGGTGCTCGCTGGTGATGTCCTGGTCATCAAGGGCATCTACTTCGATTTCCAGGCGGGAGGCAACAACCTCGCATTCCCTGGCACCCAGGCCAACCCCTTCATCATTGGTCTTGGTGCCGATGACAACGCTGCGGCGGCGAACCTCACGCTGGCACTGAATAACGGTGCTGTCCGTGCTCGGATGAACTTCACCGTCCCCAACGGATTCACCGCGTTCGCCACGAACGTAGGGGCACCGTCGGCTGTCGTGCTCGTTCAGCCCTGGGATGGTGCCGCTACCGTCTCAGGTGTGGCATACGAGTACGCAATCTCTACGACGGCCGCTGCCCGTGTCATTTTCGACGCCACGTCCTTGGAAGCGGGGGCTCTCGTAGCCCCCATCACCCCGTTCCTCGGCCCCATCTACTGCATCCCGCCCGTGGCTTTTTTTGGCACACGGGAACCGTCCTTCACTCTCCAGGCCATTGCCCCTTCGAGTACGGCAAGTGCAGCGGGTGCTTTGCCCGATCTGGACGAAGACCTGACTTCGATTGCCCCGAGGGCGATGTGTCTCGTGTTCCCCAAGCCGCTGACGGCTTTGTCCATCCGCAACCTCTCCGCCGTGAACCTGCTCGTGTCCTTCGGGCCAGAGCAGATGATGCGGAATGTGCCAGCGGGTGGTGAGCTGCCCCTGTACTCAGGACAAACCAAGGAAGTCTGCTTGGCCTGTCCTGATGGCGTGGCTGGCGCAGCCTTCACGCTGCATGGCGTGGTGACCCCCTAATGGCTAACCCCTTCTACACCTACGCAGGGCTGATGGATCGGGCGACGAAGCTCATCCATGTTGGTCTGCGGAATGACCCTGCCGTGGTGGGCTACCAGTTCTGGGGCCAGACCACGGTCAATGGGGCTTACGGGAACCCAGCGGCGAGTGGTGTGGGCGGGGCAGGTTGCACGGCTATGTTCCAGGTGGGTCAGGGTACGACGTTCAGGTCGCCCTTGATCCGTCGCAGTGGTCGGGACCAGATCGAAGAAAATCGTCGGGGGTCCACTCATGCGGTTTTCGACATGGACGATTACGTTGCGGCTGGCGTGACCCTCCCGCTCGACAATCACTGGCTTTTTTTGAGGGCACAAGAAAATCGCAATGGGGTCGGGTTGCTGACTGTACCGGGTCCTTTGCCGGTACTCGGCCCGATCTACTGCGTGCCACCACCAAAAAGTTTCGGATTGTCGAAGCCGACTTTCACGTTGACAGGAATAGCTCCTTCAGCAGTGGTCGGCGTCGCAGCGGGGGCACCTCCCCCGTTTGACGAGGACTTGACGACAGCGGCTCCAAGGCCATTGTTCATGGTGTTCCCGGTGCCTATGACGGAGTTTGTGATCCGAAATCTCGACGCCGTGAAAAATTTGTTAGTTTCTTTTGGGCCGGAGCAAGTAATGCAGACAGTTGCTCCGGGTAATGAAGTGCAGTTGTACTCGGGGTCAACAAAGGTGTTGATTCTGGCTACGGCTGCGGCCGGAGGATGTCCTTGGTCCCTTCACGGGGTTCTTGGGCGTGGTTGAATAGTTCCTCTATACCGGGGAAGAAGTAGGCGAGGGGTTACCCGCCTGTGACTGGACCTGGAGCCTTACGGAGAATCGAACATGCCGTTCATTTGCTTGGCAAACGCGAACGTCCCTGACGGGGTCCTCCAGATCACGGACCTGTGGCCGAACGTATCGCAAGACAACAACCCGACGAACCCTCCGGGGCAGACCCGTTATTTGCGGCGTCCTGGTTCGGATAACGCGGCGGTCAACCTGACGACCGGGTTGGTTGTGGGGGCGAAAGCCATCTCCAACCAGTCCGATTTCGATGGCATCGGCGCGTATGTCGTTGACAAGGTAGAGCCGGGTGCTCTGGAGCAGGCCACCGCTAACATCACCCTCGCGGTGCTGCCTGTCGCTGGTGATACGCTTCTCATCAATGGACTCATCTACATCGAGTTCACGGCTGCGGCCTCAGACGCGACGACGGCAGCTACGGTCGGTGCCCCCCTGCTGGTCAACATCAAGGTGTCGGCTGCCCTTACGGCGGACGAGCTGACGGTCGTGTTGACCAATGCTGCGGCCATCGTCACGATGCGTGGTCTCAACGCCAACATCTACCCGTTGTTCAGCAACGTACTTGGTGTCGTCACGATGGACGCTACCTTCACGGGTGGTGTACTTCAGCTCGGCGTCACGGGCGACATGACTCTGGCCTTGACGGTTCCCGCTTCGACGGCTCGCATCACGCTCCCTGTACCGGCCCGTCTGGCTCGTACTTCTGAGGCGTGGACTGAGGCCATCGTCCTGGCGACGACCACCGCCATCCTTGCCCGGCTGGACGCAGGTACGGCTGCCATGAACCTCGCTGGCATCAACACGGTCCTCACCGCTCAGGCGGGTGCGGAGCTGACGGGTGCAGCGGCAACGAGTGCGTCCGTCGGTACGGTGTCTGAATTCCTGGCTGTCCTTTCCGGTCGAACCTACAGGATGCCTACCGCCACCCTGAAGATGACCGCTGTGACAGCCCCCGACACCGTTCACGCCTGGAGTGCCACCCTGCGTGGTTCCTTCACTGAGGCAAATGTTACTTGGGACACTGGGATGCTCTGCGGAGAATGGGGAGCCACGACGGCTGGGGTCAAGTACCTCAAGACCGGCGGCAATGATAATACCCCCACGTTCACTGGTAGCGGTGATGTCGTGAATAACGACGTAGCTGGTGCCCGCAGCACGTTCCACAGCACTGCCTTCGCGGCATCCATGCTGAGTGGTCAGCTCCAGAAGTACGCTGCTGGCGTCACGCTTTTCCCTGATGCCGATGTGCAGGCTCATCTCGCCCCGACGGCGCACTCAGTGCAAGATCGTCAGGCGACGCTTATAGGTCAGCGGATTGTCACTGTCTACGACGACGACGGCACACTGCTCGTCTGAGCCCGAATCCGAAGGAGGGACTAAATGGCCCGCGCATATATCGTGCTTGCACGGAATGACCTGGACGAGAACCTTCTCCAGGTTCTCGACCTGAAGCCCAATGCGACCCCTTCCAAGGGGTCGGTGATTTACGGTGGTGCCCCCCAGGGCGGTTACCAGTCCTTCTATCTGCTTGACGGCATCAACGCTGCTGTTGTCCTCCAGGCAGGTGCGGCTGGTGGTGCCTCCTTCGACATCGACGGCGATGTGTATGGCCTCTCGGCCTACCTTGTCGACCGCGTCGAGGACACGGGTGGTGGTGAGAGCCTGACGGCAGCCGAGGCGGTCACCATCTCTGGGCTCATCGAAGCTGCGGCTTCGGCGGGTACGCCTCTCACGTTGGCCATCATCAACGTCGCCATCAACACCCCGGCTGGTGTCGCTGGTTCCGACCTCGACGGTACGTTGGGCAACTCGACGGGCACGGTCGAAGAGGTGCTCCGCATCCTGGCGGGTGAGCGGTACAAGATGACCGACAACGCCCAGGTGCAGGTAGTCGGTGGTACGTTCGACGCCACCATCCGTGGCTTCTTCGTCACGCACCCCCTGGTCGAGTTGGCTGGCAGCGTGAACGGCACCTACGGCGACGTGCGTGGTCGGGCCTCCACGGCTCCGATGCCCATGATCCGCCCCGGACAGCCCCGCACGGCGGCTGTCCAGACGGGTACCCATGACGTGAACTTCAACGACGTGCGGCAGATTGTGGACTCAGGTGACCTTCACCTGTCGGCCACCGACGGCGTGCTGGCGGATCTGAAGTCGGCTACCTTCACTTGGCTGAACCCCGGCAATGCCTACACGGCTGCTGCGGTCACGGCTGCTCATGTTCGGGCGACCACCCTTGCAGCGGCGAACATCCCTGCTACGGGCATTTTCCGGGCCATCACCATCTACGATGCCTCGGGCAACGTAATCTGATCTCGGAGGAGCTTCACAATGGCTGACCGCGTATTCATCATCCCCCTGCGGAGCGACATGGCCGGGGTGGGGCTCAACCTCGGAGACCTCCATCCCAATGCTGGACAGAAGAACAGCATCTACGATGGCACCCCGCAGAACAACTACATCGCTGAGATGAACGACAGGCCCGGAGCCACCGTCGTCAACGGCACAGCCTACGTCAGTGGGTCTCTCACGACCACCATGGCGGCGGCTCACAACGACATCGACGATCAGACATCGGCGGCAGCCGGTGCGGTCAACGTGTCGGCTACGCAGGCGACCGCCTTCGGTCTCGGTGCGTACATCTTCGACCGGGTCGATCCGGGTGGTGCGGGTGGTGCAGGCACCAACCCCATGACCGTGGCACAGGCCAACACGATGGCCGCCGCCCTCGTCACCATCGCCCAGGCGGGTGGTGCCCTGACGCTGGCCGCCATCAACGTGGCCCTCTCGGTCGTCGTGGCAACCACCGACCTGGACGGGACGGCGGCAACGTCGGACTCTTTCGGTACGGTTCTCGACGTGATGCGTATCCTCTCCGGCGAGGTCTACCGTCTACCCCTGCTCACCATCCTTGGTGCTCCCAGCACGGGTACGAGCGACTTCCTCAGTCGTGCTGACCGTCAGGTCATCGTGGACGCACAACTCGCCAGTGATGTGGCAACTTACGGCCAGTTCTACGCAGCAGGCAGTTTCGTTGCCGCCACCGACAACGGCTATCGGGCTCGCCCGACGCTGGTGCCGACCGGCGCGTTCAACATCAGCAACGCACTCGGTGTCATCGCAGGGTTCAAGGCGGCGACGTTCGCCATGGCCAACAGCCATGACCACGCCTACGCTGCTGCGGATGTGACGGCATGGCGTCCTCGTGCGGTCACCCTGGCGGGTGCCAACATCCCGGCTACGGGTGTCGGTGCGGCCATCGGCTGTTACAACCACCTTGGCACGGCTCTCTAGTCCTTAGCGGGCTCATTATTCGGTCAAGCGTTTCAGACAAACCCCGTTGCCTACCGGCTGCGGGGTTTGTTGCATCCACATCCTGCATCGCTCATTCGCCTATACCCCCGCAAGGGTAGAACGTAAGACCTCTCTCTCTTCGGAGCTGGGATGGAAGATGCAGGAGAACAAGATGGCGGTCCAACAGAAGATTTGCTCCAAATGTGGGGGTCATTTCCCTTTGGAGGATTTTACCAAGGACGCCTCTACTAGAGATGGCAGAAGGGGGCGGTGCCGATCATGTACCCGTGCTGCTGCCAATCGCCAGACTGCGGCTCGGAGGTCATCAGGAAAATGCACTCAGTGTGGTCTTCCACACGCGGGTCAGGGTGCTTGCTGTCCTCGGTGTTTGGAGAGGCACAAGGATGCCTATGTTAATCGGGACCCTGAAATTTGCTGGCTTTGTCGCAGCCCCGACTTGATTACGGCTTTGTACTGTGAATCTTGCTGGTTGAAAGAAGCATCTAAGCGGTTTTTGGGATCTAGGGCGAGGGGTCCTGAACTCAAAGAACTTCTTGTGCAACAAGGTTTCCGTTGTGCTTTGACCGGGGTGCCTTTGCGTTTTGGGCAGAACGCAAGTGTAGACCACATCATTCCGAGATCCCAGGGCGGGGCGGATACATTAGAAAACTACCGTTGGGTCCACACCCGCATCAATGGGCTGCGGGGTGACTTGGCGGACCCCGAATTGTATGACCTGTGCCTTCGGGTTGTAGAGATTTCGGGTAAACAATCCTGTGGGCGCGATCCCACATGGTTAGGAGATGTATGATGGAAAATGGATCTGTCCAAAACAGGTGTTATCGCACGGCGGATCTCTACTACGCTGCCTATCTGAAAACGGCGGCGGTGGAGTTCCTTGGCACGGAGCCTGACCCGAAGGATCCGAGACGGACCAACTTCGTGTTCCAGAAGCAGCCCAATATCCGTGACCTGAAGGCTCAGTTCTTCACTCGTCGTGCAAAGGTCTCCGCTATGACCTACGCCGACGAGATCAAGGCTCTGAAGACGCTGACCCACATGGAGGACTAACGTGGCAAAGCAGGCGGTCATTGGTACTGACTTCACTTTCCAGGCCAGATTCTTGGACGCCACGAATGCGCCTTTTGATCCAGCGGTCGGGCCGACGATTACCTTGTTTAGCTTCAGTCTCGCCGGGGCGAAGAACACCCTCGTAGATGCGGCAGATATGGATGCTGTGACGCCTGCTGAGGTCGGTCGGTACATTTACGTCTACAGCGTTCCTGACACCTTCACGGACGGCGACATGTTGTACGCGGAGATCAACGGTGAAGACGGTGGTGGCGACCTACTGGCACAGACCGATGAAGTGGTCCTCATCGCAGAGACCCGAAGTGGTGTGTTCACGACCGGGCTTATCATTGAGTTCGTTGACGGGGGCTGACCATGTGGGGGTGATGGAGTGAGCGAGAAACGTATCTTGTGTCCGGTGTTGGATAATCTTCCTGTTCCGACGGTGGAGGTCAACGCCATTCGTATCCTGCCGGAGACGGGTCAGACCTTTTTCATCGACTTCATTCACTACTCGGCATCGAATCAGCGGGCAGAAGTGGTCCGGCGGGTGCGGGTCCACGAGGACACCTTGGTTTCCATCAAGGACAGGCTTTCGGATGATCTGGTAGAGGTCCCTGTCAAGACGGGGCAGCCTCTTTTCTGGTGTACCAACAAGTCGGGTTTGGTGAACTGATGGCCATAGTTTGGCATCCCGGTCAGGAGATTGTGCGGGGAGACCTGGACATTTTCCTCAAGGACTCTAGTAACGTCCCGATCAATCCCTATGAAGTCACCTACTCGATCTACTTTGTGGATCCTGGCCCACCCGAAGCCGAGGTTCTTATAGGGGCCGCCGGTCGCACCCCAGTCAACCCAGCCGTGGGTGAGTTCTACGCCGCCTTGATGGTGCCGTCAGACGCCACCATTGGGACGTACCGCATCCGGTGGACCATCCGTGAGCAGGTAGGCACCCCGGAGATGCAAGTCGTGCAGGAGTGGGCCGTCGTCTCGTCGGCCTCGGTCATCGTCAGTCCGTACAGCACCGTCGAGCAGGGCATGATCGACACCTTCCGGGTCATGCTGCGGGACAACAACCCCGACCGGAACTACCACTTCAGGCCGCCTGAACACGAGTGTGACATCGGTGAATACAACCGCATCTTCGGCTACGTCTGGACCGATGCGGAGCTGAAAATCTACATGGACCGGGCTCTGGACTGGTGGAATATGTTCCCGCCCAGGACCAGCATCTCGGACCTTGACTGCTTGATGAACGGCAGCGGCGATTGGGCCACTGCCATCTACTACGGGGCCATGAGCCACGCCCTGATGGCTCTCGCCATCAACTGGGTTCACGAGGAGTTCGATTATTCTATCGGTGGGGTTTCCCTCTCCATCGAGAAGTCGAGCAAGTACGAGTCGTTGAAGTCGAATGCTGAGGGTCAGTTCGACAAGGCCACTGAGGCGAAGCAACGGACGGTCAAGTTCATCAGGGGACTTCAGCAACCCCGATACGGAATGGGCATACGGTCAGCTTTTGGTCCCGCAGTCGGAAAAGGCATTTTGAGCCCAAGGAACTTCTTATGATCGTCACCATCGGACCAGAAGGTCGGAACAAAAGCTGGCAAGGGATTTCCGTGAAACCATCCCCTGTTCTGGGTGCGGTAAGGATGCTTTGTTCGCTTTCGCTGCCCATGAAGGGCTGGACGCGAAGGACAAGGGTGACCAGCTCCGGGTGACGGATCTTCACCTGTCGAAAGGGCGGGGGAAGGGGATGTGGGTTCACGACCTTTGTGCGGTTGCCGTGTACTTTTGCCCTGAGTGTATGGACGCTACAGCGGTGCTGGATCAGGGGTGACTATTGGGTCTTCCTCAGTAGGGGAACGAGGTATTTTCGCATCTCTGGGTTCTGGTTGGCCAGCCGAATGACAGATTCTCTGAGGGTCGCTTCCTTGTAGGGGGCTCTCCAGTCAACCTTGGCATCATTGAGGGTTTTGGCAGCCTCGGGTACTTGCTTCCTATGGATCACGGGCATCTGCTTGCGGTCGGGAGCCCATGACGGCACCGTTTTGTTCACGTTCTTCACGGCGTCCGACATCTTGGTGATGCCGTCTTCGACAGAGCCCCACTTGTCCTTTAGGGCTTTCTTCACGGAGCTGGCCGCAAGGGGGTACTTACCTGTGATTCCCTTATCCACGAATTTTTCAAGGATGGTTCTGACTTTTTTGGGGGTGAAGTCCGAGAGATTCCCCTTGCCAGGATTCCCATTGCGGACCCCAAAGACGCCCTTGCTGACGATGTTCAGCACCCGGAGAAGGTCTGGTCCCTTGATGTCTGCTTTGTAGCCACCGACCTCGCCCCCACCTGCAAGAATAGTCCCCGCCCAACGATGGTGGCCGTCGAGGATGTGGTTGTCCGATGAGATCAGGGCACCCAGGTCTCCGCCGACTTTGCCTTTGTTGAGCATATGGACGGCTATTTCAACAGCATCACCCAAAACCATGGTGGTCTGAGAGGGTTTGAGACTCTTGGCGTCTAGGCTGACCTTGGACACGTTGACTTTGTCCTCGGATGTTCCTGAGTCCACAATCATCTTGGCGATGGCGGGGTCTACATTGTCGAGTTTGTCGGCCTTCTCGAATTGTTCCTCGAACTTTTTCTTACCGGCCATGCTTTCCTCCGATGCCTACATTACCCTGGGGTATAGGCCGGGTATGGTGCCCAAGAACCCCCTGAGAGGAGATGCACCATGAAAGCCG